TGAGTAAAATTTATCCTGGTTCTGTTTTAAAAAGATTCTCTGTAACAGCGTTTGATAATAGTGATTCTTATATTCATGTGGGTACAGATGATATGAAAGAGTCAGTACAGATGTCTCCACAAGAGTTGATGATAGCAAAAAAGATGTCTAGATTAAATATTCAATTAGCAAAGAAAAGGAAAAAAACTTTAGACACCACAGATGTAAAAGATACAGATGAAACAAAAACAACAAATGAAGATTGGCAGAAAGTTAATCGTAGAGATAAAACAGATGGTCTAAGTCAAAAAGCAGTTAATGCATATAGAAGAGAAAATCCTGGTTCTAAACTTAAAACTGCAGTTACTACTAAACCATCTAAATTAAAGAAAGGATCTAAATCTGCTAAGAGAAGATTATCATTCTGTAGAAGAATGAAAGGAATGAAGAAGAGACTTACATCTGCTAAGACTGCTAGAGATCCAGATTCAAGAATAAATAAAGCACTTCGTAGATGGAATTGCTGATCTAGAATATCATGAGTGAAATTTATCTTGGTAATCCTAATTTAAAAAAAGCAAATACTCAAATTGAGTTTACTCAAGAAAATATTGAGGAGTATTTGAAATGCAAAGAAGATCCTGTCTACTTTGCTATGAACTATGTGAAGATTGTGACTCTTGATGAGGGTCTAAAATCTTTTGCACCATATGATTTTCAAGAGAAGTTAATTAAAAACTTTCATAATAATAGATTTAACATTTGTAAAATGCCTAGACAGACAGGTAAATCTACAACTGTTATATCATATCTGTTGCACTATGTTGTTTTTAATGATAGTGTGAATGTAGGTATTCTTGCAAACAAAGCTGCAACTGCAAGAGAATTACTAGGTAGACTACAAACTGCATATGAAAACCTACCTAAATGGATGCAGCAAGGTATACTCTCTTGGAATAGAGGGTCATTGGAGTTAGAAAATGGATCCAAAATATTGGCAGCATCTACCTCTGCAAGTGCAGTTAGAGGTATGTCTTTCAACATTCTTTTTCTGGATGAGTTCGCCTTTGTTCCTAATCATATTGCTGACTCGTTCTTTGCCTCTGTATATCCTACTATTACTTCTGGTAAAAAAACCAAAGTCATAATAGTATCTACACCTCATGGTATGAACCACTTCTACAGGTTATGGCATGATGCAGAAAGAGGAAAGAATGAATATACACCCACTGATGTTCACTGGTCTGAGGTGCCTGGTAGAGATGAAGTATGGAGAGAGCAAACAATTGCAAATACTTCAGAGCAACAATTTAAGATAGAGTTTGAATGTGAGTTCTTAGGATCTGTTGATACTTTGATAGCACCTAGTAAATTAAGATCATTGATATATGAATCACCACTAACACATAATGCAGGTTTAGATATATTTGAACAGGTAAAAGATAAACATGATTATATTATTACAGTTGATGTTGCTAGAGGAGTTGGAAATGATTTCTCAGCATTTGTAGTTGTTGATATCACAGAGTTTCCACATAGAGTGGTTGCAAAATATAGAGATAATCAAATCAAACCAATGTTGTTTCCAAATATAATATATGAGATAGCAAAGAATTATAATGAAGCATTTATATTATGTGAGGTAAATGATATAGGAGATCAGGTTGCCAGTATTTTACATTATGATCTTGAGTATGAAAATCTATTAATGGCATCTATGAGAGGAAGAGCAGGTCAAATTGTAGGACAGGGATTCAGTGGAAAGAAAACTCAACTTGGTGTGAAGATGTCCAAGACTGTCAAAAAGGTAGGAGCACTAAACCTTAAGACTATGATTGAGTCTGATAAATTATTATTCAAAGACTATGATATATTATCTGAACTAACTACATTCATATCAAAAAGTAATTCATTTGAAGCAGAAGAAGGATCTAATGATGACCTAGCAATGTGCCTTGTCATATATGCATGGTTAGTCAATCAAGATTATTTTAAAGAACTTACAGATCAAGATGTAAGAAAAAGATTGTATGAAGAACAGAAGAATCAAATAGAACAAGATATGGCACCTTTTGGATTTATTGAAGATGGACTAGATGAAACCAGTTTTGTAGATCAGGAAGGAGATAGATGGTTTACTGATGAATATGGAGATAGATCCTATATGTGGGATTATAGATAGTAATAGTTATTAATTAAATTATGTTTTCAGTATTAAATGTAGTTGAAGCATGGAATGAAATCTCATGGGCAGATGCTGTTCCATTTACTTTAGTTCTTATTGGTCTTTATTGGGTAAAGGTAAAGATAGATTCCAGTGTTGGTTTAGGTAAGAAAGGAAAACAACTCAAGAGAATTATTAAAGAAGCAATTAATGAATCAAAAATTAGTTAAGTGATATGTTATCTCCACAAGAAGTAAATAAATCATTAGATGATATAAGACCTTATATTGAAGCAGATGGTGGATACTTGGAATTTGTGGAGATTGATTATAATCTAGATGAAAATATAAGAATGTATTATGGTGTAAGAGAAAAAGAAGAGGCAGCAGTGGTCAAGGTTAGATTGCATGGTGCCTGTTCTACTTGCGTCATGAGTGCTCAAACTCTCAAGATGGGTATTGAGAGACATCTTACTACTCACTTTCCAGAGATAGTTGGAGTCATACAAGTAGAATGATGGATATAGATGAGCAGATAACCTATAATCATCTATTTCTTTCTGAAAGAGAATGTAGAACCTGTGGTGAAACAAAAAATTTAATAGATGGTTTCTACTTAACTAGAAAAGAAAGAGGTACACTACCATCTGCTTATTCATATGAATGTAAAGTATGCACTACAAGAAGAGTAATACAAAATAGAAAGAAACAAAGGGTGTTTACAGATTGGTTATATCCAGATTGGTAGTTCATGTATCGCTTCCCCTCTGAAAATGTAAAAAACAATAAATATTTTCAGATAAACTGAGAATTTCAAGGGGAAAAAAACATGGCTACTCCTCAATTATCTCCTGGTGTATTAATCAGGGAAGTTGATCTTACAGTAGGAAGAGCTGAGAATGTATTAGACAACATTGGTGGTATTGCAGGTCCTTTTAAACAAGGTCCTGTGGATGAAGTCACACAAATTAATACTTCACAGTCATTGATTGACACTTTTGGTAAACCACAATCTGCAAATGCTCAATATGAGTATTGGATGACTGCTTCATCTTTTCTTTCATATGGAGGAGTGCTTAAGATAGTTAGAACAGATGATTCTAATCTAAACAATGCAAATGCAGGTGTTGGTATTGCTTCAACAAACGCAGCAAAGATTAAAAACTTTGATGATTATGAGGCAAACTTTGCCACTGCAACTAACTTTACATATGCAGCAAAGAACCCTGGTTCTTGGGCAAACAATATGAAGGTATGCTTCATTGATAATCAAGCTGACCAAACACTAGGAATAACAACTGATGATCCAAACAATGCTGGTATGGTAATTGGATTTGGTGTGACAACAGCATTAACTGATGTAACAATACCAGGTGCTGGTTCAACATCATCATTTACTGGATATCTGAAAGGAATAATCACTGGTGTATCCACAAACGCAACAACTAAATCATCATCAATTGATGTTAAGATTGTATCTAGAGTATCATCTGCTGGTACAGAGACAAAGATTGATTATGCTGAAGGTGATCCACTTAAGTCATTTGAGGCAAATGATACATTGTTCTTTGTAAACAACTCTGGTATTAATACTGGTGGTGGTGGAGCAACTGGAAGATCTGAACCAGTAGCAACACAAGTTGACTGGTATGATCAACAAACTCTTGGATTAAGCAATGCAACAGTTTTCTGGAAATCTATAGCACCTAAACCAACAACCAGTAACTTTGTTCAGCAAAGAAGTGGTAAGAATGACGCATTACATATTGCAGTCATAGATGATACAGGAAGTATCACAGGTATACAAGGTAATATTCTTGAAAAATTCACTAATCTATCTAAAGCAAAAGATGCTATAGCAGATGGTGAAACAGGTAAGAAGATCTTCTATAAAGATTTCCTTGCTAAGAACTCAACTCAGATCTATGCTGGATCTAATCCATCTGCTGCTGGTGATGCATTCCATGGTACTAATCCAATAATAAATGGATTTACAGGATCTGGAAATAGTCCAAACTATACTAAGATTGCAATTGGTGATGGTTTATGGGGATCAGATGCACAAGGAGTAAACTTCAATAGTATAGGAAATGTGTCATACACATTCACTGGTGGACAGGATTATAGTTCTGGCACTGGAAACTATACAGCAACTTTGGGTAGTTTATTGACATCATATAATTTATTTGAGAATAAGGATGATGTTGCAGTTGACTTCTTGATGATGGGTCCTGGTTTAGATACTCAAGATCAATCACAAGCAAAAGCA